ATAGAATAATAATAAAGATAATAAATAATAACTTTTATAAAAAAATAAATAATTAAATTTTTATTTTTATTAAATATAATAAAGATATTAATAAAGAAATCTTATAGAATAGTTATAGAATAAAAATAAAGATAATAATAAAGAAATCTTATAGAATAGATATAGAATAATATAATAATTAATAATATTTATAATTTTTCATAAAATTAAGAGTTGTTTTATATTCATTATTAATATCATAATAATTATCATTATAAAATTTATTAATTTTTTCTAAATAATTATTATTAGAAGATTTAAGAATAAATAGATTTTTAAATTTAAATGTATTAGTTTTTTTTTCAAATAATTCTTTAAAAGAGTTATAATAATAAGAATAATAATTATTAATATATAATTTAGTATTATAAGAATTAGTAGGAAAAAGAGAAATTAGATGAGATTTTTCTTTATTATTAGAGATAAAGAATGTATAAGGATAAATAAAAAGAATTCTTTTAGAATTATCATTATATTTAATAAATAATCTTTTAATATGATTTTTATTTTTAATAAGATATGAATAATTATTATTAGAAGAATTAAAATAAAAACTTAAAAAATTAAGAATAAAACTAATAAAATCTATATTAATATCAAATGTTTTTATATCATTATTATTATTATATTTAATAAAAGGAGGATTTTTATGAAAACTTTTGAAAGACCACCATATAATATTATTTTTAATAATAGTAGTACCAAAATTATCATTAATATCATGTGAAATATTATGAAAAGGACATATTAAACAACTTTTATTAAGATTTAATGAACTATCTTTAAGATTATTACCAAGATGTTTACAAGTATTAATAATAGAGATAGGATTATTATTAAAAGGGAACCATAATAAAAAAGGAATGGGACCAATATTAAAAGGATAAATATTATTTTTATTAATGGAGGAATAGATACCGATAGGATGAAATTCTCTATAAATTTGAGGTAGAATATAAGAAGATGTGATAGAAATAAATAGAGAAAAAATAATAAATTTGAATATCATAAAAAATAAAAAGGATAATAATAATAATAAATATAATTCTTAAATAAAAATAGAAATAATAAATGGTAATATTGAATCAAGGTTATAAAGGTCAAGTAATGGAGATATATAATGAAGATATAAATGATAAAAATACATTATATAATGAATTATTATTGAGTGAGAGTAAGGAGATAAAATTGGTAACAATAGATAAAAAGAAGATAATAAAGATAAAAAGAGAAGATAGTTATTATAATAAGATATTAGAGATATTAAAAAATATAAAAGAGGATACATTAGTGAAGAAATTTATATATATAAATTTTTTATTTGGAGATAAGAAGAATAATTTTAATAATGAATTGGATGGATATAAGAATTTAATTAAAATATTCAAAGATAAAATAGATGTACATACGACAATAAAGGAGGGTTTTAAATATAAAAATAGAAAGATATATGGAATAATATTTAATGATGATTATTATATATTTTTAGAGAAATGTTATAAGAATTTGGAGGAAATAAAATTTACACAGACATTATTAAATAAATGTACGAAGGAGATAATGGAAACATTAAATATATTAAATGGAAATAATTATATACATAATGATTTAAAACCGAATAATATAATTTTATGTAAAAATAGATTTAAGATAATAGATTGGGAAAGTTCGAATTATATAAAAAATCAATCACAATCATTAATAGATACTAAAAATGGAAATATAGTATATAATCATCCTTTAAAATTTTATAATGTAGGGATGCCTTATTATATGTATGAATATATGTTTGATATAGATATGATAAATCATAAATATTTATTAAAATTAAAGAAACCATTATATATAAAAGAGAGATTAGATGAATCGATAGATTATATAATAGAGAAAAATGAATATTTAAAGAAAAGACGTGTAATTAGAAGAAAAAGAAGAAGTGAATTAAATGAGAGAGGAATAGAAGAGATAGAAGAGAATAAGAATTATTTTATGAAATTATATGATTATTGGTCATTTGGATTAACAATAATGTATTTAGCAGAAATGAATAATTTAAATTATAATAAAACATTAATCGATTCTATATTAAATAAAATGATTTAAGAATAATTATATATAATAAGATTAGGAAATAAATCCTATAATGGCTACAAATTATCAATTTCAAGAGAGACTACGAATGCAACGTCAAAATCCAGAAACATCTCGAGCTGGTCTAAAATGGGAAACAGAAGAAGATAATGCCTTAATTGATAAAATTAATGAAGGTGTATCATTTACAGAAATTGCAAAAATTCTTCAGCGAACAGAAGGAAGTATTAAAACACGTCTTATTGTAAAGGCTTTACTATTAGTAGATAATGATCATTCAATTACATTAGAAGATGCAGCAGCACAATTTAAAATCACAACACAGGATATTCAAGTATATCAGGCGAATAAGAAGAAGAGACAATTTCAGAGAGTGGTAAATCATCCTGTAAATCTTCAAATGGTATATTCACTATTACTAGATATTAATTCAAAACTACAATAAAAATAAGATGATATTATTTTTAGATTAATTATAAAAAAATAGTTAATGAAAATGATTGGTAAGAAAAGAATCAATTTTAAGTATATAATTAGGAATAATATTATTATTCATAATATTAGTAATATGAGAATTGATGGAAGAAGATAATAGAGAATTAATTTTATAAAGAACTTGAACATTAGAAATATTAGTGGAAGGGAAATAATTAATAAAAATAAGAATTTTTAATTTAATGAGATTAAAGATAAGATTAGCGAGTTTATTTATAAGATTAATTTTAATTTTAAATTTAATTTGATTAATATTTTTTTCAATTATTTTAATTTTAATTTTAGTATTTATAATATTATCTTTAATACATAATGAAAGAATTGATAAAAGTTCTTTAGAATAATTATTTTTATTAATTATAATACTTAATATATCACTTCTTTTATTTTTATTATCATTCCATATTCCTTTTTTATATGAAATAATTTCTTTAATTTCTTTAATTAATTCATCATTATTTTCAAGTGTAATATCTAAAATATTATTAATATTTGTATTATATTTAAAATTTAATATACCTTCAGTCATATAAATAAAAAATGATTTAATAATTATATTTATATTTATTATTATAAAAAAACGATGGATGATGAATTAAGAAATTGTGAATTAAATACTTGTCCTTTATTTTCTTTAAATGGATATATTACTAAATGTAAACTTTTAAATAATTATGATGGTGATACAGCTGATATTATTATATTTTATAAACATATTTTAATGCATTTAAAAGCAAGATTTTATGGTTATGATTGTTGTGAGATGAAACCATTATTAAAGGATCCAGAAAGAGATAATAAAAAGAAAAAGGCAATTGAAGCAAAAAATAGATTATGGAAATTATGTACAAATGAGGATGAATATAAATCACATAAAAGATTAATTAATATTAGATGTGGAGATTATGATAAATATGGTAGAATTTTAATAATTGCATTTGAAGAGGATTATGAAATAGATAAAAATAAAACAGATGATGAAATTTTTAAAGATTCAATTAATTATAAAATGATAGAAGAAGGTCATGGTTATTTATATTATGGAGGAACAAAAAATTAATTTTTCAAATATTTATATAAATATAAAAAGAATGTCATAATAATTAATATAACACTAATACTTATTAATAAAATTATAATACTTACATATATAATTAGAAACCAATATAAAAATGCTTCTTTATTACCATATGCACAATTACAATTTTTTCTTATTTCATTTAGATAAATAAATAATCTAATGAGCATAACTAAAGTAATTAAAGATATAATAATACCAGTAATAAATAATGGAGGATAATTTAAGAATACTTCATAACATTTAAAATCACTTAAACTAAAAATAATAAATAATGAAACCATATATATAATTAGAAAAATGAACCATTCTTTAATATAATCTTTATAAGGAAGTTTAGAACAATCACAATTAGATAATTTTTCAATATTAGATAAACTAATAATAATAACAATATATAAAATAACTGCAATAAATTGTGAAATGTAAAATATAATATTACTAGTTTGACACATATCTAAAGAAGATTTATTTAAATAATCCAAAGAAGATTTATTTAAAGAATTCAAAGAAGCTTTAATTGAATCAAATGAAGGTTTTTTAGAAGATTTTAAAGAAGATTTATTTGAAGGTTTAGAAGGCATATAATTAATCTAATAAATCTAATTATTTTTATTTTTTATAAGAATATAATTATTTATTTTTATAATAATCATATAAATATCTTTATAAATATTTTTATAATAATCATATAATAAGAATAAAAACTTTTATAATTATTATAATTTATTTTTATTTTATTTTTATTTTATTTTTATAAATATCTTTATAAGAATCATATAAGAATCATATAAGAATAATATAAGAATCTTATAAGAATCATATAATAATCATATAAGAATCATATAAGAATAATATAATAATCTTATAAGAATCATATAATTATTATAATTTATTTTTTATTATTATAAATATTTATAATTTATTTTTATTTTATTTTTATTTTTATAAGAATCATATAAGAATCATATAAGAATAATATAAGAATCATATAATAATCATATAATAAGATTTTTATTTTATTTTTATTATAAGAATCATATAATAAAAATAAAAAACTTTTATAATTATTATAATTTATTTTTTTATTTTTATAAATATCTTTATAAGAATCATATAAGAATCATATAAGAATGATTATAATAAAAAGTTTTTTTAAATTTAAATTTTATTAAACATAAAAAATAATATTAGAAGGAATAATAATAAAAAAAACATAATTAATAATAAAGCAATATATAAAATTAAGAACCAAAATAAGAAAGCTTCTTTTTTACCATATGCACAATTACAATTTTTTCTAATTTCATATAAATAAATAAATAATCTAATGTACATAATAATATTAATTAAAAAAATAGTTAATTTTAAATATAGAATAATAGGATAACGTAGGAATAAACGATAACATTCAAAATCACTTAAACTAAAAATTATTAATAAAGATATATTTTTAATAATTAGAAAAGTAAACCATTCTTTAATATAATCTTTATAAGGAAGTTTAGAACAATCACAATTAGATAATTTTTCAATATTAGATAAACTAATAATAATAATAAAATATAAAATAATATAAATAGTTGAAAAGAAATATTGATAATAATTTAAAGTATTATTTTGACAATCAATAATATTATTTTTTATAATCATATATATATAATTTATTTCTAATTAAATGAATTATTATTTTTATTTATAATATATAGAATTATAATGAGAACAAAAATATATAAGGAACATAAAAATTATAAAAGATATATAGAGGAAAAAGGAAAATTATTAAAACAACAAGTATTTTTAGCTGAATATATTAAAAAAGAATATGAAAAAATTGATAGAATGTTAATTTTTCATGGTATAGGAAGTGGTAAAACTTGTACATCAATTACAATAGCTGAAACAATAATGGAAGAACATCCTGAAATGAAGGTATTAGTAATATTACCTGCAAGATTAAAAACAAATTATATAGATGAATTAATATCAGAAACATGTGGAGCTTATAGATATATATCAAAATCTGATTATGATTTATATATGAATATAAGTACAGAGAAAAAAATAAAAGAAGAAATAAAGAAAAAGTTTACAAAAAAGATAGAAGAAAAATATGATATAGTATCAATTGAAGCATTTAGAAATAAATTAATAAAATCAGAAAATTTAAAAAAAACAATGAAACAAATAACAGAAAATAAAATAATAATAATAGATGAAGTTCATAATTTAATAGCTACAAAATTAAAAACTAAAATAAAAGATGTAATTGATAAAAATTATATATTTAAAAAACCTAAAATAATGAGTATTAATGCAGTCATATTACGATTATTAACAAAATTAACATTAGGACAACAAAATACTAAAATGTTTTTTTTAACTGCAACTCCAGTATTTGATAATTACGGTCAATTTATTCAATTATTATTAAATTTAAGACCAGATTTAGAAGAATCTACAATTGAAATATCACCATCAGCAATTAAACAATATATTAAATATTTAAAAGGAAAAGTTAGTTATTTTAAATTGAAAGATAGAAGTGAATATCCAGATACAGAAGTTGATAATTTAAGAATAACAATGAGTGAAACACAACATCAAAAAATATTAGAATCTCAAGATGGATTAAAAAAAGAAAAAGATAGCGATGATGAATTAATAGATGATGATGATGATGAAAAAGGAAATGTTTTTTGTATTGTAGAAAGACAATTATCAGTTTGTGCTTTAAATATTCATGATAATAAAAAAAATTTAGCATTAGTATTAAGTAATTTAGATGAATTGGCTCCAAAAATAAAAATATTATTAGATTTTTTAGAAAGATATGATAAAGGAAAACATTTAGTATATAGTAATTTTATACAATATTGTTTAAATTTAATAGTTGCGTGTTTGGAAGAAAGAGGATGGACTAATTATATAAAAAGTAAAGGTGAAATAAATGAATATAAAACATTTGTATTATGGGATGGATCATTAAATGATGATAATAAACAAAAAGTAAAACAAGTTTTAAATTCTTCAGAAAATATTGATGGTAAATATATAAGAGTTATATTAGGATCACCATCAATTAAAGAAGGTGTATCATTTAAACATATTCAACATCTTCATCAAATAGATCCAGTATGGAATTCATCAATGAAAGAACAAGTAGAGGGAAGATGTATAAGATATAAATCACATTCAGAAATACCATTAGATCATGAATATTTAAAACGAAAGGTAATAATTCATAATTATATATTAGTAAGTAGACCAGATGATATAGATGAAAAAGGAGAATTAAATTTAACATGTGAAGCAAATATATATGATAATATAATTGTAAGAAAAAGTAAAGTAATAAATATATTAAATAAGTTATTATCAAAAATTGCGATTGATTATTATTTATGGACTAAAGATGATGAATCTCCAGAAGTTAAGTCAAAATCATCAAAATCATCAGAATTAGATATTGATAATGAAAGAGAAGAATTAGAACAATTATTACATAAAGTACAATATAAAGCAAATAAGGAAAAGAAGAAAAAAGAAAGAAAGATAAGAGTAGTAAAAGAAAAACCAGATAAAGTATGTCCAGAAGGTAAAATATTAAATCCAGAAACAGGATTATGTGTTAAAATAGATGGTAAAATAGGAAGAGCATTATTAAAATTACTTCAAAAAGATAAATCACCAAAAGAAGAATTATTAGAAGAATTAGAAGAAATTGATAAAGAAATGATGAAAGAAGAAAAAATAAAAAAAAGAAAATATACAGATGAACAATGTAAAGAATGGAAAAAAAATAAAAATATAAATCCAAAAACTAAAGGTAAATTTGTAGTAGGTAAAGGTCCATATAAAGAAATTGAAGAAGATTGTAAACATATAAAAACTCCAATATTAAATGAAGAAGGAAAAGAAGGAAAAGAAGGAGAAGAAAGAAGAAGATCATCACCAAAAGAAGGAAAAGAAGGAGAAGAAAGAAGAAGATCATCACCAAAAGTAGTAAGAAAGAAGAAAACTGATATAAATGAATTAGATAAAGAAGATTGTAATGAATGGTTTAAAAATCCTGAAATAAATCCAATAACAGGAAGAGCAATACAAAAAGGTAAACCTAAATATAATGAAATATTAAAACATTGTAAACAATTTAAAACACCAGAAAGAAGAGAAGGAGAAGAAGGAGAAGAAAGAGAAGAAAAAAAAAGATCATCACCAAAAGTAGAAAAAAAAGTAGAAAGAAAGAAGAAAACTGATATAAATGAATTAGATAAAGAAGATTGTAAAGAATGGAGAATGAATCCTGAAATAAATCCAATAACAAGAAGAGCAATACAAAAAGGTAAACCTAAATATAATGAAATATTAAAACATTGTGATCAATTTAAAACACCAGAAAGAAGAGAAGAAGGAGAAGAAGAAAGAAGAGAAGGAAGAGAAGAAGAAATAAAATTATCACCAAAAGTAGAAAAAAAAGTAGAAAGAAAGAAGAAAACTGATATAAATGAATTAAATAAAGAAGATTGTAATGAATGGTTTAAAAATCCTGAAATAAATCCAATAACAGGAAGAGCAATACAAAAAGGTAAACCTAAATATAATGAAATATTAAAACATTGTGATGGAATTAAAACACCAGAAAGAAGAGAAGGAGAAGAAGGAGAAGAAAGAGAAGAAAAAAAAAGATCATCACCAAAAGTAGAAAGAAAGAAGAAAACTGATATAAATGAATTAGATAAAGATGATTGTAATGAATGGAGAAAGAATCCTGAAATAAATCCAATAACAGG